CTCCAACTGGATCAGGAGCAAACTTCACTCCAATCGTTGTTGGAAGCGTGACTTCAATAAATTTGACTGATGCTGGATCTAGTTATATTTCTACTCCAGACGTTAATTTTTCTGCACCTCCATCCGCTCCATCTGGAAGCTCAATTTCACCAAGAACCGCAACTGGATATGCGATTAGAAATAGCATTTCATATCAAATTTCTTCAATTGTTATTGAAGACCCCGGCTTCGGATACTCATCCCCACCAACCATCACAATAGATGCTCCAGCTCCTGCTACGATTTATAATATAATTTCATTAACAACTAATGGGTTGCTTGTTACTGCAAAAACATCTATTCCTCACAATTATAGAACTGGAGATTTTGTAACCATAAGCAATAGCGCGACATATCCAGCCTCATATAATGGTGATTTTAGCGTTACACAGACAGGTTCAGATAGTTTCACTTTTGAATTATCTGCTGAAATTGGAAATACGATTGCAATAACAGCTATAACAAAAGCAACACCAACAGCAACTGTCGTTGTAGCAACAACAGCAGCAGCACATGGGTTGAACATTGGGGATATAGTTCAAATTACAGGAGTTAATGAATCTGGATACAATGGAATTAGAACAGTTACAGCAGTCACAACTGTTACTCCATTTACATTTTCGTTTGCAACGGCAAGCACATCACTTCCAACTGGAAGCAATATAGAGGTATTTACTGCTCCAGCAGTACCTCCTGTTGGTCAATTTATTAAAGCACAACTAAAGCCCGGAACTCTTGCTGTTGCAATAGCAACGATACAAACGTCATTTGTAGCTGGATTTAGTCAAATTTCTGGAGGAAATAAATACCAAAACCCACCACAAGTAGAAATAACTGGTGGAGGTGGAACTGGAGCAACTGCAACAGCAAATGTAAATACAACCAATTTAGTTGTTACTGGAATAACCAAACCATCATCAACACTTGCAACTGCAACAACCATATCTCCGCATGGGTTTAGATCAGGTCAAACAGTAACAATAACAGGGGCATTGGAATCCGATTATAATGGAGACAAGATAATTCAAGTTCCAAAAATTCCAACAAATGTTACAAGCATTACAAAAGCATCTGCAACAGCTACTCTAGCGACTGTCATAACCACAACCCCACACAATTATGTTACAGGGGATAGGGCAACCATCAGCGGATGCACTTTGACTTCCATAGTATACAATGCAACATGGAGCGTATTTGTTATAGGGCCTAATACTTTCCAAATTGTAGTTCCTTCCACTACTCCAATAACAGCAACACCTGTCAGTGGTATTGTATCCACAATCGATAGCAAAACAGCAACAACATTTGATTATTCTGTTTTAGCGATAACACCAACTCCAGCAACAACGGCAACTGGAATTAATGTATCTTCTGGAGAAGTGACTAGTTTAACAGTCGTAACTACTGGGTCTGGATATACATCCGCTCCTAATGTTATAATCACTCCATCGACAGGAGTCTTTGTTCAGTTTTCATCGACAGGAACAATGCCAAATCCATTGGTTTCTGGAACTTCATATCGAGCGGAAGCACCATTAAATTCAGCAACGGGTACATTTACAGTTAAAAGTGCTGATTTTAGCAGGTTGAATATCACATCTTCTCCAACTGGAAGTTTTTATGTTGTTCTATCTCGCGTGTTTGGAGTTTCATTTACAAACAAATGGCTAGGTGATTTTACTAATCTTACAACTCCAGAAACGATTTATTGGGGAACTGATTATCTACTGCCTACAACTAGCCCAGCAATTGACAATGGGGCAACTCCCGCATACCTGAATGTATCGTCTACTTCAGTTGCTATAGCATATACCTCCTCGGCAAATGCAATTGCGGGTGGAACAACTGGTCAAATTAATGTAGTGTCTTTTGGAACTGGTCAATCGTACTACGCAAAGCGATTCTCTGTCTCTCCACTTCCATACAACAACCTGATTCAACCCTCGTCCGTGCAATTCTTGCAGGAAAATGAGACTGTGAAGTTCTCTACAAGCGGAGTTTTACCATCTCCTTTGGTTGCTGGAACGGACTACCAAGTTAGAGTGATTGGGGATAGTGTTAATGTGTATTCTGCATCAGTTCTGGTTCCGATTACAACGCCCGGCACTGGTCAATTGTCGCTTGATATCCAACGCACCTTTACGGCATCCCCATCCACAAGCATTGTTGCTGACGCTTCGCTTTACACCACTGGTCAATCCGTGACTGTACGAGCCAATTCTGGTGATGTACTTCCGAATGGATTGGTTGCAGGAACGACATACTTCATTCGTCGCATCAACAACGATGAGTTTGAACTTTATGCTACCAAAGCACAATCTCAAAACCTATCTAGCATTGTTGGAAGAAAAGAGTTTTCAACTAGTGGTCTATCCACGGACAGCAAATTCTTCGTTGATGCCATTGAGGATCCAATACTAGTTAAGAGTGTTGCTAACATTCAAAAACCCCTTACAGACGGGTTTGTGAGTCTTTACGCTATGGACTACGGGCGCAGCAACGATTTGACCTTGATTGGTCAATATCATCCCACAGAGGTCAACCCGCAGTACCGCAGGATCCGCATTGGCAAACCATGCGCGTGGGTAAGAATTGCCTACAGGCTAAAACCTCCAGTTATCACTAGTAAATACGACTTCATTCCAATTGAGCATACACGCGCAATCATCACTGCCGTTCACGCTTGTGATCTAGAGGACAAGGACTTTGCTGAACAAGCACTACGTTACTGGGGATTTTCATTGGCATATCTGAAAAACCAACAAGAGCATCAAGATGGTCACGCATTCGTTCCACCGCAGATCAACAATGAAACCTATGGGGATGGTTCAGATGTAGTCATGTTCTAGTAATGAAAAGTGAGAATATCACAGCAGGTCGGATGTCGAAGATATCCAGTGGATGGATACAGGGAGTTAATTCCGTTAGAAATCCTTGGTTGTTACCTGAGAATCAATTTAAATGGGGAGTTAATGTAACTGTCCGTGGAGGTTTGATCCAAACCAGACCGGGGCATAAAATGCACCTTTCTCTCCCTGCTGGAAATTTTCAAGGTGGAATTCTATTTTCATCCAACAAGCAAAAGGAAGCTTCTTTAACGCAAAATCGGAATGGTGTAATCACAATTACTCCCGCAAAGATTTTTGATGTTAATGGAAATGGAATTATTGCTGATGAATTGAATTACATGGTTTTTGCTGTAAATGGGAATGTTTATTACTCTCCATTTCCACTAATTCAACCAAGTGATTGGGAAGATTTTAGATTAAAAAACATAAAAATGTCATCAAGTGTGGATCAGTTTGTCTTTACACTTGCAACTCGATCAGCAAATCTCACAACAGGATCTCAAGAATTTTCAACACCTTCCCATCGGTTGGTTATGATCCAAGATGGGATTTCATATCCTGCATTCTGGGATGGTTCTGATAAGGTTGGAACGCAAACATCGACAATTCCAGTTGGGTATTGGATGGCATACTCTGGAAACCGAATGTGGATTGCCAATAAAAACATCGTGTTAGCCTCTGATTTAGGGGATCCAACGTCATTTAAAGAACGTGCAACAGGAACTTCCCGTGGTGATTTTAGTTTCTCGCGTCCGATTACGGGAATGGTGAGCTATGTTGGCCAAGATACCTCAACGAGACTGATTGTATTTACTGACAGGTCTACGTTTCAACTAAAATCAAATGTGTTTGATCGAACACAATGGGTAACAACTGAAAATTTTCAGTCAACACTCTATTCCTCTGTGGGATGCATTGCAGGAAAATCAATTGCATTCCAAGCGGGTCAAATGTGGTGGTATTCACAAAATGGACTCATAACAACGGATCCTGCCACAACAGCATATCTATCATCTCAAGTCCTTGTAAAAGACTTGGAAATGGCAAGAACAAAAAGACTCATCACGTCTGACGCAACAAAAATCTGCGCTATTGGATTTGAAAATTACTTGCTTTATTCAGTGCCATTTATGCAGACATTAAATTCTGATACAATGGTATTGGATTATGCCGCTGCATCTGAATGGGGTGAAAATAAAAATCCAGCATGGTGTGGGGTTTGGACTGGGACACGTCCTGTTGAGTGGACTTCTGGAGTTATTGGTGGGCAATCGAGATGCTTTCATTTTAGTGTTGATTATTCCGCTACCAATGATGGGTCTTATAATCATTTGTGGGAGTCATTTCAGCCAGAAAGAGTTGATTCTTACCTACAAATAAATCCAGATAAAACAACAACAACACTGTATAACAGGATTTACTCTCAATTTGAAACTCCGCTTTTAGGTGATGAAATGGATTTAAAGCAGTTTAAATATGGAGAAATAGAATGCACTCAAATCGGTGGAACTGTTGATGTAGAAGTATCTTTTAAAGGAAGCAAAGGTAATTATAATTCTATTCTTAAAAAGAGATTGTTAGCGGTTACAGACAATTACCAATGGGATAACACTCCATACGAAGAGCAAATAAGGAGTCTGGGGTTGCTAAACACTCAGTATCGCAGGTTGATAACAGAGTCTGCCCAACGAGATTCATTAACTTCAACTTGCGAATCAAAGTTAACGGATGATGTTGATAAGGCTTTTTCTCTTCTAATCGAATGGTGTGGAGAGTTGGGAGTTGAAGTTATTCGCATATTTATGGATCCTTGGATGGAAAAATCTACTGGATCACCGCAAGGGGATGAGGTTCAGTCTTGTGTTGTCGCACAAAATGGTGAAATATTATCGATTGACTTGCTTCCTAACCCTTACGAGCAACAGTCTGCAAATGATAGATCGTGGATTGCTAAGGTTTTTAAAACTGCAACATTAAATTGTAACGTGAATCCATTGAAATCCATTTCAGCCACGGCATCTGCTTCATTTCTTTCGTATATTAGCTTTGAACACGCAGAAGAAGAAGCTGGAGTACTTGCACTTCAATCAGCAACTGCCGCTGCACAGCAATTTAAAGCGCAGAACCCCTGTTAATATGCCATCAATTACAACAGCAAGTTTAGAGACAACTAACTTTCCAAATAAGTTTATTTCTCCATTTGGAGATGATCCAGTTGTTCCTATTTACTCGTCAATTCCATTTACAACGGGTCAAAATAATTGCTTGCCATGCGCTATATGCGGAAGTAATTTCACTAGGAATAATATTCTTAAAGCAGAGGCTGCAAGATTCAATAACATACAAACATCTAACAACGAAGATATTTTAGTTGGATTTAATTAATAAATATATGAAACCAAAAATGCAATATAAACTTGTCGAAAGAGGAACAAATGAGTTTTTAGAACTTGCTGATTTTGCTGAAGACTTTGATCATAAAATAATTGAACACCCTAACATTAATGTGTATGCACATTATCGTGATGGTGAATTGTTTGGATACTCTGATCACGTTTTTATTCCAACTATTTATCCAGCATTCCATCCTAAGTTTACTCGTCCCAGAGACGTTGTGCAGTGCATGACAGATTGGATAACTTATTCTCAAATAACCAACTCCCCGGGGTACATTGGAGTGCCATTAAAGGATGAGCGAACTAACTTTACAAACGAAATAATGGAAAAATTAGGGTTGACTCCTCTCAAAAGAGAGATTTACTCTATCACTACTTAAATAATATGGGAGGATCTACATACACACCAGAAATTCAAAAGCCAAGGCCAGAACTTAATATGATGATGGCAGGGGACGCTAACAAGGGTATGTATGGCGGGTTAGCTCAACAAGCTAGACTTTTGGAAATGGCTACTCAGATAAAGCCAATCGAGCAAACATTTGATCCAACACAAGTATCTCAACAGGCTTTTGAACTAGGAATTGAAAATTCAAATCGCGCCCGTCAATTTGAAGAGTCTGTAGATCCAGCGACAGCAAGGATGAGAGCAGGAATGGGAGAAACAATTGAGAAATTAACATCTCCTGAATCTTGGCAGGAAAAATTAGGTCAATGGGCAAAAACAAAAGGACTAGCCCAAATGATGCAGACGGGCATTGATCCATCTTCCAGCATGGGACAATCTGCAATGTTCGACCAATCCACAGAAAAGGGAAGGCAGATTGCACTGGAAGACTTGGCACTGCGTCAAAAATATCTCGATGCAACTCAAATGCAGGGAGGCATTGACCCCGGTGCTTTGGTTGCAGGTCAACAAGCAGCAAAAGCGCAAAATCTCCAAGGGTTGCAAGAATGGCAACGTGGAGTGCTATCTGGAGCGCAGGGTCTAGGGCAAACGGCTCAAGACGCAATTAACCGATCAATGGGTAACATTCAGAACGCTCACACTGCCAACGTAGCCGATACGCAAAATTATAACAACATGATGAACCAAATCATGGCACAAAATGCTCAAAGCAAAAATGCAGCAACTAGTTCATTGATTTCTGGTGGTGGAGCAGCAATTGGCATTGGTGCTGCGATTCTTATTTAATGAAAAACCTAATACATAAAACAATCGATAAAGCAGTTCGTTGGAACAAGCAATGGCCCAATGCGGTCATTTTTTGGTCTGGTGGAAAGGATTCAACTGTCCTTCTTCATTTCTTAAAATTCAAATGTGGAATTGACTTGCCAATAGTTCAGTTCAGACAACCTAAGTTTCGTGAAAGGTACGCTTACTCCGACAAGCTAATTAAGGACTGGCAACTCACCATGTACGAGTATCCAGCTTTTAAACATACGTTGGCAGATGGGCCAGACGTTGAGACTGGTGAAGTTCGCTTTGATCTCCTGCATTACTTCCAATGGGGCAAAAACTCCGTGGTATTGTCTCTAGGAACAGAACGACCCAAAGCAAACGAACCTTTCATGTGTGGTGTGGATGACTTTCTAATGCGTCCCACTGGAACATTTAATTTCCCGTGGAACGGAGTCTGGATTGGCACTAAATGGTCAGACACTGACCTAATTAAGGGTCACGTCCCATTGTCGCAGGATATTCGTCACGTTGATGGTAACCCAGCTTCACTTTATCTTCTAAAAGATTGGAATGATGAGAATGTGTACGAATATCTGGAGACTAACAATGTCCAGCCAGATCCAACTCGATATGTAAAAGGTCGAAACGGATGGATGAATAATCCAGACAAGTCATTGAACGCTGACTTCTATCCTGTGTGCCTCAATTGCGTGGATCGCCACCAAGGGCCACACGTAGATTGTCCAAAGCTAAAAGCAAAGATTACTAACATCTCCCATCTTGCGCCTTACGAAGATCTTGTAATGCCAGATTTGGGATTTAAACCAGTTAATTGGAATAACGGAGAATAATATTATGGGTGGATCAAATCAGCAACAAATGCCGCAAGGAATGAATGCAGTTGGAGAGCAACAATATGCCTCTTCAACTGTACCTAAACCAACAATACCAACCGCAGCAGAGTCTATAGCTTTTAAAAATCAACAACAAAATCAACAACAAGATCAACAGCAAAACCAATTTATGAAAGATTTGTTGAGCAAAGCAGGTCAAACAACATCTTCATCTTATGATCGTGCGGCAAAATCTCAGTCTGATTCCGCTTCAGCTTGGTCTGCCATGCAACGTGGGTCAGCAGATGGAAGTGGAAGTTTAGACTTTTCATCTATGGGAGCATATTCTGTTCCAGAAACTGGCGAAGAAAAGGTAACACAGGCTTGGGGAGATGCAGTAAAGTCTGTTTTAACATCTTCTGCTGGAGCGTATGGGAGTAAGTTTGGTGGAGCAAATAAAATAGGATAATGGATGATGAATACGACTGCGAAAAATGCGGGGCTTGCTGTTGTTTTAAGTGGTCTTGGCCCGTGCTGCGACGAGATCGATCTGACGCAACTGGTATCCCTCAACAAATGCAAAGGCAAGACTATCCTTTAATGAAAACAACAGACTCACGATGCATTGCCTTGGACGGAAAAGTTGGAGAAAAAGTGTGTTGCATGGTATATGCAGACAGGCCGAATTCTTGCAGACAATTCCAACCGGGATCAGATTTGTGC